CATTATAGTTGCTGAAGTTAGGTAGGAATCCTATGTTTGTGCTAGTCAAAGCGTCATTATAAACATAGACTTCGCCTACAGAGGTGTCAACGCCATTGTAGTAAGCTAGTCGAGCCTTTGGAGTCTGTATTCCCTTTCCTTCCTTGTCTATGCATCTGTGTATAGCAATGGACGAGCTGGGGATATTGCTCAGAATATAGGGGGCAAATTGAGTCTGTACTTTTGCCTCTCCTGTAGCGAAGTCGTTGTCTTTGTCTTCTATTCTATGCCGTCCGTATACTCTCCCTGTGGACTCCTGAACGGCTACGTTTATGAAGTCCTGACCTGCTGAGTTCTCCCAATCAAATACGTTTCTCTGTATGTCTGTGGTCGGAGTGATTACAACGTCCATATTGTAGTCTATCTTATTCGTCCAATCCTTCTGCGTTCCTGCTGATATGTAGTCCTGCATCGGCTCAATAATGAGATGACTCGGTTTAGTATTATCAGGGACAAATACTAGATTGAACATCTTCTGCAATCCCATCAGGAAATCTATCTGTTTGATGTCAGGAAAGTTGAGACTCATATCTACATCCTGACCCTGAAGAGGCTCTGAGACTGCGTCTATTCTGAACCAAGTACTATTATTGTCCCCTACAGGGTTAGAGTTAAGAGACAAAGCAATTCCTGTAAGGTCTTTTGCGTACATCGACAAAGTGTCTCCGACAACAACCTCAATCGTCGCTGTACCCTGCCCCCATCCATTGAATCCAAAGGGATTCTGAAACACAACAGTAGTGCCATTTTTCCGAATCTCTACTCCGACAGGGTCTGCGTTACCTGTGAACCATACTGAGGCAGTTAGTGTGACTTGACAAGTATAGGGAGCTGTCCAAGTGTGAGAACTATTGCTCCAATTACTTGAATAGTCATATCCTCCCGATGCTGTGTCAAATAAAGGCACAAGAGCGTAAGAACCTGAGAGCGTAAAGTTTGAACTTAACCCTACTCCTGCGACTTGTTGCGCTGAGCTATTGTCATCAGAACTCGGAGTAATAGAGCCGTTATATGCAGGGAGGTAAATCTTCAGGAAGTCAGCAGAGTCAAAGAGATTTGAGTCGTAGGTATAACCTGCCTCAGACATAATCCTGTCAATGAGCCACTTCGCTCTCACGTATGGAGTGAAGTCTCCCTGCCATAGTGCAGAGGTAGATGTGTATGGGGGTGTCTGTCCTTCTGTAAATGTCCAGTTCTGCCCTTTGTCCATAAAGCCATAGACTACATTTCCTGAATTTAGTGCTAGAGCCATAGAGCCTATGAGATTCCCATAGTTCAGAGCGTGGTCGATTGAGGTAGTTGTAAGGTCTGCTATTTTCTTCTCTTTCAGAGCCGTTGAGAGGTCGATAGTATCCCCGAAAAATATGAGTTCAATATCTGTGAAGTCTTTCTTTTGAATGTACACGGCTTTGATTTGAACATAGCCATTCATCAGGGGGATAGTGTTGTAACTCAGAACTGCTTTTATCTTTTGCTTGACGCTATAGTTTGAGATTATAAGGTCAGAAGTGTCCTCTATATTTGCCTTGTCTATAGACCCAAAGAAATCCCTATTTTGTTTTGTGGCAGGTATCCTGAAAGTCTGAGAGTATGACCCCTGAGTCTTATTGATCTGGGAAACGTCAGCAAATTGATAGTTCAAATTTACAGGCGCATGGTCGTATAGCTCGATGGTATGCTGAGCCGTTTCTGCGCTATTCCAAACTACTAACCTTAACATCTGAGGGACTGTGCTAGGGTGACAGTTAACGAAACAGAGAAGACCCCTGAGAATCGCTCTTTTACGTTGTAAGATTTCGTATCTATTACGACAGGCATCCAATCTCCTGACCCTGCTCTCATCATTAAATTATCAGAGCGAATCGCGTATTTGATGAGTTCAATATCCGCGAAGGAGAAGTCTATACTTATCAGAGTAAAGGATGACTTTCCTGTGACCTGATACGCTTGGGATTCTCTCGCTTGGGGGAGGAAGGAGTACGTTGACGCATCCCAGTCCCCTATCTCTTTCCTGAAGGGTTTTGAGGAGACTGTGTCTGTGTGTTCTGTGCGTCCTGTAAAGAGTACAGAGTCCCATCCTCCGACTGAGTTCGTCCATGCTAGTTGAGTGTTTTTGTGTTTCTCCTGAGTACATTTCCTGTTGAATCTGTAGACCTTAGATGTCTGAGCGTATCCTGTTGTTAAGAGTGACATTTCATAATATGCCCAAGTAGGGTTATTTACAGGTCTATCTACAGTAGGTAGCCACTTATCTAAGTTCTTAGGGTAAGCCATCAAATACGTCAATTTTTTACCGATGTTAGTATCTGAAGGTAGCTGCGCCCCTGTAGCTGAGGCGATAGCTTTAATGTCTGCCTGAAGTTGAGTACCTGACGCATCGCTCAAGGTGTAGAAAACATTTGTAGCAAGTCCTGAGATTATAGTCGAATCATTGAGAAACGCAATGCATCCCTCATCGTCATCGCTTACCTCTATGTTTATCTTTCCGTTTGTTTCTAGCTTCCTATCTGTTAACCATGTCTTTTGAGTGAGTGCTGTAGAATAGTAGTCAGCAAAAGAGGGGTGTAGTCCTGCGCTCACTTGCTCCACTCCATCGAGGAGGTAGACTATGCCTGTGTCATCTGTTCCTGACTCGACTCCACCTGTGTACGTCCCTACATTGACAACGTACTTTTTGAGTCCGTTCCTTCCTGTTGTGAAGGGTAGAGTAGAGTAGCTGAATAGTGTCTCGCTCTCGTCTCGTATCTTGTCATCTACTTTCACCCTGTCTCTGACTACCTCTGCGAGATTAAAGAACACAACGCTGTTAGTGTTTGGGGTTAGGTATAGTTTCGCTATCTCTACACCATTCTCTAATACCCACACGACAAATCTGTCAGGGGGTGTTCCTAAACTGTCCTTGATACTGAATATCAGAGACTGATTCGCAGGGATTATCAGGGAAGGTTTGCTGTCTATTTGTGCGCTCATTTACTTGTCATTTTTATATTACCTACCTTAACTGCGAAGTGACTGAAGAGGTCTTTTGCGAATGCCTCGCCTAGCTCCTTCTCTGCTTTTGGAAAGGTTTCCTTATATGCTATCTCCCAATACTTCAGGGATGCTATTCCCTTCTTTTTAATAGACCGAGCTATCAGGTACGCTGCTGAACTCAGACGCGATTCTGTCTGCTCTATAAACGCCCCACTCTTATCCCTCAATCTTACAGGCTTGACCTTCATCCACTTTTTGATAGCATCTGAGGGGGGTTGCTTTGCTCCATACGAGAACGGAGAACCTCGACGCTTATCTGTGCCATTCACGCCCCAATAGATGAACGCTGCTGAAGGATCTGGAGAGCCGAAGAGGACATCTTTCCCATCAATAGAGAACTTCAGACTCTTCTGCAAAGAACCCGAAGCCTTTCCGTAAGTCTTATTCTTCCCTATGGTTCTCGTCCCTAGCGTTCGCTTTGCTGCGTTCGTTAAGAGACCTCCCCACTTCTTGAGAGCTGCTTCGTAAAAGTCAGTTTCTTTCGCCACTTTCTACCTGTTACGTCCGAGGATTATAGCGTTAAAAATGCGCTTCACGATGTCAAGGATAGAGTCATCTTTCGTCGTTTCAGTTAACGCTGTGACAGTCCCTAGAAGGGTGATAATGGCGAGTAAAAGTTCAATCCAGTTTGTAGTTAAAAATTCCATATTTGTTAATTTTTTAAAGTTTAAATATCTGTTTATTCTATCCGTGTACTATTGTAATCTTTGCATAAATAGGTCTGATAGTGCCTGTCCCATTTGCGACAACACTAAAAGCTAAATAATTGTTTTGTAACCAAGGGTTATTCGAAGGAAATAAGTACGCCTTTTCCGTTGTTGACGTTACAATGACATCAGTTGCATCTGAGGTGTGTGACGGAAAAGAGAAACTAACCACATCAAAAAACCCTGATAGTGATGCAGTCATATAAACGGCAGTTGCCGTATCTAGAGTTAAAGAGTACTTTACCTCTATAGTAACTGTGCTCCCTGCGGTTGGTGTTGATGCACCTATTGATATTGCTTGTGTAAGGCTATCTATCCCTGCCACCCACCCTGCTTTCATAAATGAGGCTATAGTCAATTCCGAAGTATTAATAGCTCCAAAGTTCCACTGATGTGTGCTGCCAGTATAATTAGACCATTTCGTACTATTCAGAATAAACACACTCTCTTGTCCTTTACTATTGGGATAGCCGTTTACCCATTCTCCTCCGTTTTTTGTATCATATACTAGGGTGTTGTTTTCTACTACGCTTGAAACATCTACGTCTGTCAATCCTGCTAGTGTTTCAGAACCTCCTCCTTTTGTGTCTAAAGACACCACTCCTGAGCCGTTATCTATAAGCGTCCCATTTGAGACGATTATCTTCGTGACATTGGATACATCAGGAGAACCATCTACTTCTACTATCCTTAACCCACTTGCTCCTGCTTCTGGGAATTCAGACCCCGAAGGAGTGACTCCAAAAAGTGGAGCATTGCAGGAGTCGAATGCATAGCCTACCTCTATGCTTATTGTCAAGAGAATCCCTGCGAGAGAGTTTGAGGTTGTTTCCTCTAGGGGGGTAGTAGATGCACTAGTGACTGTGTAGAGGTCGCTGAAGTTGAATACGTGGTCTCCGTTCATCAT